GCCCTGTGCGGCCTTAACAAGGGTGATATGAGGATACTGCTCACATGTCGCGTACATGAGGACTACGCTCACGCTATAGACACTGAGGTGGAGAGCCGTGCGCGCATGAAGCGGCGCGATGCAACCCGTGGGCACGTTGTCGAGGAGGCACTACGCGATCATTTGTCCGTCGAGACTGCTGTTGGCATCCGAGAGAAGACTGGTCCCAAACCAAAACCCAGAGAGGCATAGAATGAGCGGTAGGGCAGATAGCGTGCGATCCAGGCTAAAGGTTCTCAAGGAGGGGGAGAAGGATCTGGCGGCGCAGCTTGAGGAAATGAACAAACAGGCAGTCCAGCTAAAAAGCCTGATCGAGAGGGAGGCATCACACATTGCGTTTACCCTGCGGAACCCACGACTGATCTGGGTGGCGGGGTTCCTGCCGACCGGATGGAGGGCGAGGTATTTGTCCCTGATGTCGCTCCAGAGCATTGAGAACATGCGCGATCTAGTTCACCACTGGAAAGTGCGGTACTATCGGTAACAGTCGTATGGTTCCCGTGACGAACCAACTTTTGCATGAGGCGCAGCGTCGCGACAGGCAGCGCAAGGCAGTCCGAGCGTTCCAGCGGCATGTGTTGCGTATGCGTGTGTACCGTGCCGTTGAGCGGCATGAGCGGGACCACGTTTGCTGGCTCGACCACGTTTTCTCCCTGTCGGAGGAGATGCACTGACGAATGAGCGATATTCACAAAATCAACGGCAAGGACATGGATCTCGACGATGAAGAGTCGCGGATCGAGGCATTGATGGCAGTGGGCATCTCACGCACAACGGCAAAGGCTATGGTCAACGGCGCACTCAAGTACCCGTGGACCAGGGATCAACATCGGCGCAAGCGGGTCGAGGATACGAGGAGGACGAGGTGAGCATAGAACTCAATCTCAAGATACAGATCAAGCCGCCAGCGAGTGTCCACGATTCTGGCGCGATTGCAGCGTGGCAGGAAAGCGCGATGGAGTTTAACGAAGAACTCCGTCAATACCTTGCTGAACATCCGTTCGTCGTAGCACACCATAGTGACCTCGAAGACGTTTCCCCTGAGTTGCAAGAGTTCCGTGACGAGCAGCAGCAGGAGCGCGAGCGTGCGGCCATACTCGCTGTAACCACCGCGCAGCGGGATATGTTTCGATCAGCGGTAGCTGTCGTTGAAGCTGCCCGACTACTGTTTTTGAACTGCGGGTGCGATACGTGTCGGAACACGTTGACAAACATATCGACCGCGATAGATGACATCGCTGACAGTAGGGGTTAACCCCAGCAAACGAACCGCCTTATGTATGTATCTATTAAGTCTTATAGAGAGAGTAGAGAATCAATACATATAGGCGTTTCGCGGGGAAGGGTTAACCCCTCCGCTTGAAAGGAGAAAAGCAATGAACCCAGAGGACACGTCTTCCTGATGGCAAAGGTTCATAACAGAGAAGACACGGAGGACAGGGCACTCATATACCGAATGTGGAGATGGACATTCGGTGGCAGCGCGTACTGCTTCGACGTTGATCACATCGAGTGGCGACGCGATCACACGACGAGGAAGATGTACCCTATTGCCGTGATGGAACTGACCCGACCCGACCACACTGTGATTTGCCCACAGGCATACCTGCCAAAGGTCGTCGCCCGATACAACGTAGACTCTCCGCAGGGACAGCACCTGCACTACGTAGCGGGGGCACTCGAAGTCCCGTTGTGGATCGTGGTGTTCGAGTTGGAAGGAGGTCCACCGACAAATCAACTCGCCGCAATGGACGTTAGTATCGGCAACAGGTTCTGGATCTACAACGCTACGAGCGGGGGAGGGTGGTATCGGTTGGACCGAGCGACCTACCGCGAGTGGATGCTGCGCGACTGCCCGATGGAAATAGCGGAGCACAGGCGCGTAGCATGACCACCAAAGACGGCATAGATGTCCACTGCGCGCACGACGAGATCGTCCAGACAAACTCGCTCAAGCCGCGACCGAACAACCCGAATATGCACCCGCAGGATCAGATCGAGTTGCTCGCGAAGATCATTAGCGTCACGGGATGGCGAATGCCGATTGTGGTGTCCACTCGAAGCGGATTGATGACAAAGGGACACGGTCGTCTTCTCGCGGCGAAGCACATGAAGTGGAGCGAGGTTCCAGTCGATAGGCAAGATTACGCCAGCGACGAACTAGAGTTTGCCGATGTTCTCGCCGACAACCAGATAGCAGAATTGTCATCACTGGACCTGACCCTGGCAAAGGATATGATCGAGTTGGTGGACACGGGCGCGGTCGATCTCCAGCTTACGGGATTCGATACCGAAACCCTCCATGCTCTCATGGCGAGCACCTCTCCACCACCACCACCAGACCCAGAGGACGAGGAACCCGATGTAAGGGCGTTTCGCATCCTGTGCCGAACCGACGAGCAGATGAACGAGTTGAAGAAGATATTTGGCGCGTCTGGGACAAAGATCGAGTGCGACCTCGCGATTGATACGTTAAGACTGTTGCTGTGATTTATTAAAAACTAATTCGGCATAAGGCGAGGCATGAGCGGCGGCGCATTCTACAACGAACACGACAAGGGAGCAGCGCAATGGTTACGGGAATTGATAGCGGACGGATTGATAGCGGACGGGGTAGTCGATGAGCGGGACATCCGAGACATCGCCCCAGCCGACCTCGACGGATTTACGCAATGTCACTTTTTCGCAGGCATTGGCGGATGGCCTCTCGCATTGCGGATGGCTAATTGGCCCGACGACCGACCAGCCTGGACAGGCTCTTGTCCATGTCAGCCATTTTCTGTTGCCGGAAAGGGTGGAGGGATTACTGACGAGAGACATTGCTGGCCCGCTTTTCGGTGGCTTATCGCCCAGCGTAGACCTCCAAGCGTCTTTGGCGAACAGGTTGCAAGCCGCGACGGACGTGAATGGGTCGCCGGAGTACACGCTGATTTGGAGGCAATGGGATATGTTTGCGGGGTTGCAGATATGTGCGCTGCGGGCTTCGGGGCGCCCCACATCCGGCAGAGGCTCTGGTGGGTGGCCGAGTCCACGGAACGATCACTCGTATCGGCAGGGCCGAGTGGCGCCGAGCGAGGGGAAGACACACGGGCTGACTCCGGGCGGGGCTGCGCTTCTGGCGGGATGGCCCACGGCGACAAGTCGGGATCACAAAGGCGCACCAAAGGACGCAACGATCAGGCCAGACAACGGGAGAGAGCGGAACGACACTCTAGACCGCATAGCAGAGAACTATCTGTTGACTGGACCCGCACAGTCTGGTGGCCCTGCCGAGACGGGAAAGCAAGGCGAGTGCCTGCCCGCTGGGTGGGCGACTCCTCGCGTAGTAATGCCGGACAACTTGGGGAGCGGCAACCTGACGCCAGCGGGGAGGGTCTTGCGGAAGTCAGGGGAAGACTATGCCATGAACCTCGCGGATCAAGCGCAGCAGACGCATACGGCGGGCTGGGCGACACCGAGGCACGGCAAGACGACAGACATGGCAGGCTGGAAGTTGAACCCGCGCTTTTCCCTTTGGCTGATGGGATACCCGGACGAGTGGGCCTGCTGCGGGGAGCGGGCAATGCAATCGTCCCGCAAGTCGCGAAAGCGTTCATCGAAGCAGCAGAAGGCGCAAGGCTAGACCATGAATAAACACAGAACACCCCGCACGTGAGAGATGGCATGGCATGGAAAACAAAGAAGACCTCGTCGATTCTAGGGCCGTCCTCGACGCTCTTGGGATTAAGACAAAAAGCACCCTATCGCGACATATCAAGAGGGGACTGCCTGTCGCGGCGCGAAAACCGCACGCGGGGCACCACAAGAACCTGTTTGATCTCGATGCGGTGCGGAAGTGGTACGCCGAGAACGTCCGAGCGGATTCTGCAAAACTTGCCCATATTGGAAGCAAGAAGGAGAGTGAGGAAAAATCTGATCCCGTTCCCACGAAACCAACCGAGTCGCCCCACACTTGGTCTATGGCACTCGAAAGGTGTCGCACGGCAGAAAGGTTCGTCCACAACGAATGGGTCAAGGCAGTCAACCAGCAGGATGATGCCCGTGCCGCATCAATGTACAGGACGTGGGAGAAGGCAATGGACACCCTGCGCCGAGTCGAGAAAGACTCTGCGCTCATCGAAAAGCAGCGTGGCGAGGTCGTTTCCCTCAAGGAGGCTGAACGGATCTACATGCTTGCCCACGGTGCCGTTGAGGGGGAACTCCGATCTTTTGCAAAGCGACTTGGGCCTGCCGTGGCATCGAAGCGATCCAAAGCAGAATGCGTCAAGGTCATCGACATCGAGGTTGACAGGGTGCTGCGACACATTGTCGGCGCATTGCGGACACTGAAGGAGGCAGGGTGAGAACACAATGATCAGCATCAACATAGAGACCCCGTACATCCAGCCGCCGAGATTGCCCCTATGGGAGTGGGTTGAGCAGAACATCGTGCTCTCCCTGCGGCAACCCGTGGCACGGGGATCATACGGTTACTACCGCACCGACATGGTGCCTTACGCACGCGGCATCTTCGATGCCCTGGAAGACCCGTCACTCACACGGGTGACAGTCGTCAAGGGTGCCCAGCTTGGTCTGACCCTGCTTGGGTACTGCTGGGTGTGCTATTGCATATCCCAAGATCCTGATCCAGTCCTGATCGTCATGCCGAATGCCGACATAGCACGCTCAAAAAGTCAACAGAACATGATGCCGCTTATCGAGGACTCGCCGAACGTGGCAGCGCAGTTGACAACCGACCCCGACGACTTCAAGAAAAGCGAGTACATCCTGCGCCGTTGTGCGGTCAACTGGATCGGTGCGAACTCTCCAGCAAACCTTGCGTCGCGAGCATCGCGCTATCTACTTCTGGATGAGACCGAAAAGTATCCTGTCAACGTGAAGGATGAAGCGGGTGCCGTCTGGTTGGCACTGGAGCGAGCGAAGACGTTCGAGGACTTTATGAAGGTGCTCGAAACCTCCACCCCTGTTGCGGAGCACGGGCATATCTCGCAGAGTTACCTCGAAGGGGACCGTCGCCAGTACAATGTGCCGTGTGCTCGCTGCGGCAAACCGTTTGTGATCGACTTCAAGCGTGACTTCAAGTTCAACACCAAAGTCAAGAGCAAGCGGGTCGATGAGATCGCTCGCGATGCCTTTATCGAGTGCCCGTCGTGCAACAAGAAACTCAACGACGACGACAAGGAAAGAATGGTTGACGACGGCAAGTGGGTTGCCGAGGCAAAGACAATAGACCCGAAACACGCGACCTTCAAGCTGCCGTCATGGTATGCCAAGTGGGTGACGATCGCACAGGTCGTGCAGAACTTCTTGCAGTCGAAGGACGATCCGTCCCGACTTCAAAACTTTGTCAACTCGACTTGCGGGGACTGGTGGCGAGAACCACCGAAGAAAGAGATCTCGCTCGCAGCGATCAGGGACAGACAGACCAAGCACGTCTACGCGCAGGGGGTTGTGCCTACTTCCGACGACTGCGTATTGTTGGGCACAACAGATATACAGCAGTCGCATCTGGTCTTCCACGTCTACGCATTGACGCTTCGGGCGCACTACCTTATCGACAACGGATACCTCGCGGTGATAGACGACATCGACGAGCAACTTATGCAGCGAAGCTACATCGACGACGCTGGTCGCGAACTGTTCGTGACGAAAGTGCTGCTTGACACTGGATATGACACGATGAAGGCATACGAGTACGCTCTCAGGCATCCATACATCATGCCGATCAAGGGTGAGAAGGGCAGTAAGACACGGCAGACGAAACCCGTCGCTCCGTCTCGCATCGAGAGTTTTCCGAACGGGAAACTATTCGGCGGGAAGCGTTCACTGACCCTCTTCCATATCCACCCGCACTTTTTTAAGGACCAACTCAGTTCTGCGATCAACTCAAGCGGCGAGGTAGGGATATTCTTTCACAAGGGGATCGACAGTGAGTTTATGAAGCAGATGACTGGCGAGGTGCTCAAGGAAACGAAACCAGACAAATACGGCAAGACCGAGTTGTACTGGGAGGTCGTGCGCCGACCGCAGGACGACTTCGACTGTGGGCAGTATTCATTCGCCGCACGACATCTCGCCCAGAACACCCTGATGAAGCTGGACCGGATGACCACGAAACGCCGCGAACTTGATTTGCAGGAAAAAGCAGGAAACGATACTCCCTCAACCGAGGAAACCCCAGAGGCACAGGCAGCAGGCATCGGCATAATGGACGACCTTTCTGTCGATCCCGAATCTGTGTCCCTGACATAACAAAGGAAAAACTCATGCCACCGAAGAAGGACAAAAAGAAAGCTACGGACGAAAAGAAAGCTACGGGCAAAAAGGAAACACCGACAACACCATCCACCGAGCCGCCACCCGCAGCGAAAAAACGTCCCGCGTCGAAGACGCTGAACGGACGGGTGACAAGCGTCGCGAACGTCGGAACAGGTGACCAGCGGACACGTGTCGCCACGGTGCATAGCATGGACAATCCGTCGCTGGGCGCGCTGAAAATGCCGTTGCCGCAGGCAGTCGTGGGGCAAGCGGTCACGATCACATTTGCTGCCGATGGCATCACGGTCAAAGCGAAGACCCCTGCCTCCGCATGACAACCGACAGGAAGGAAGTGCCCACGAACGGGCAGAAGGCGTATCCGCGCTGGGCTACAGTCCTGGACGAGAACAAGAACCCCTGCCCAGACTGCGGCAGCAATAGGGTGAAGGTGTACAAGACCGAGCACTACGACGAGAAGACAATCAAGCGTGTTCGCCGCTGCGACAGGTGCGGCATGACGCATGAGCGGCATGAGCGGGTATCGGTCGTTGATCTTCCGCACCACGTGGACTCGATCGCTGGTCTCGCTAGTCATTAGCGGACCCCCGCTTGACGCACGGTTGCCAGATACGGCATCGTCGCAAGATGGCACTCAGCAAGACTGACTGGGAGACGCTCGAAACGAAGATCGTCACCGACTGGCAGAAGGGTGTAAACATCGGGTCGCACTCGTTGTCTAACATCACTGTTAGCTATCGTTCACTGTCGGAGCAGTTAGAGGTGCTGAAGTATGTGCGCCAGCAAATTGCCTCGTTGACACCCAACTCGCGTGCATATTCGCTGGTCCGGTTCATAAACGCATGAGTGCGACTGAAGAAACATTGCTGTACGGCCCGAACGGGCACCAACTGCACTTCGAGGCAAAGTCACAAAGCGAGCGCAGTGAAGCGTTTGAGTTCATTGAGCGAATGAACCGTGCTGCCTTCAAGAGCGCGGAAAGCAACCGACTCAACTTCAACTGGAACACATCCCTCGAAGACATCAATGTGATCCTGGTGCGCGAACTACGCAAGTTGCGTGCGCGTTCACGCTGGTTGGCCGCAAACAATCCCTACGGATCGAGTGCTGTCAATACGCTCGTTAATTTTTGTGTTGGCACAGGGTTTGATTTGCACATGGAGGCACGACGCTTCGAGCGTCAGGCAGATGGCACTACGGTCGCCAAACCACGTGATGAGTTCAACGACTTTGTGGAAGACTTGTTTCGCGAGTGGAGCGAACAGGTGACGCTCACTAGCAGCGACGGGTCGCCTGACGAGTTCTGGGAGATGCAACCCCTCATGTTTCGCCGCTGGGTCGAGGACGGTGAGGTTTTTATCGTTCACCAAGTCTCGCGTGCGGTCGATGTCGTCCCATTCGCGATGCAGGTTGTCGATGCCGACTTCGTCGATTACAACCGCACGGAGTATAATGGCAACCCCGTTATCATGGGCATCGAACTTAACGCGACAACGTGGAAACCCGTCGCCTACTGGATGCACACGACCGATGTACTCGACCCGCGCCGACCTTCTCGCGTAGAGTCGCGGCGCATTCCTGCCGAGAACGTCATCCACCTGTTCAAAAAGCGGTTCCCGTTCCAAGTGCGCGGCATCCCGTTTGTCACACCAGTCGCCGACAAACTCTATCAGGTCGAGCAGTACAACGATGCCCAGTTGATCCGTAACAAGATCGCGGCATTCTTCTCGGTCATGCTGGAAGGCATGGGCGACGAGGCTGGAGACGGGTTCGACGGTGGAGCGGCAGATACCCCTACGACCGCAGAGGGGTTTCCCACGGATGCCAATGGCAATCGAATAACAAACCTCGCCACGGGTGCGATCCTCAAGGTGCCTGACGGGTTTAAGGCGCACGTCATCGAAAAGACCACACCTGAGTCTGCATACAAAATGTTTCTCGGATCTAACTTGCAGGCTATTGGATCGGGCTATGAAGGGGGGATGTCGTATATCGGACTGACCCGTGACACAAGCGACACGACCTTTGCTGGCGGCAGACAGCAGGAGAACCATGACTTTCAAGGGTATCGACCCCTGATGAAGCACTTCGCGAAGAAGTCACTCTCTGCAATTTTCCGCAACTGGTTCGATGCGGGAGTAATGAGTGGGGCAATAACAGTGAATGTGGTCGATTACGAGGTGAACCCTCGTCGGTGGCGCAGGCACACATGGATGCCTGCCGGATGGGATCGCGGCATCAACCCGTTGCAACAGGTGAACGCAAGCGAGAAGTCGATGCAAAGCGGCATCACGACGCTTGACGATGAAGCGTCCGCGCTCGGTTACGACGCGAAGATGCAAATCTCGAAACGCGCAAGAATTGAAAAGATGAAACAGGACGCTGGTCTGCCGAACGAACTCGACGGAACCGCAGAGGCACTTGCTAAACTTGGTGAGTCAGACGATGACCCAGCGGTGGAGGCAGAGATGCAACCAGCAACGTCAACACAGGGAGATGACACATGAGCGAACACAACCCTTTGCAGACCTCATTCGTGCAGCGTGATGGAGCCGGATCTCGCACGGCACAATCGCACGCGCAGCGTGTGGCCGAGGAGTGGCGCGGACGACTGGTGGAGCAGGAGACCCGTGAAGACGGCATCCGCGAGTTCGTCGATCCCAATCCCGACAGGCTGGACGTTCACATCAACGCCGATGCACGTGCTGTCGAGAACGACGGAGACGACTTGGTGGAGATTTCGATCACCAGCGAATACCCAGTGATAGACGCTTTCGGCGAGCGTGAAATCATCTCCCATGACCCGCGTGACATGCGACTCAATCGACTGATGGAGGTGGGTGCTATTCTCAAGAACCACGACCCGCGCCAGATAGTAGCGGTCCCAGAACGAGTCTGGCTTGACGAAGAGACGAGAAAGACTAAGGCTCTCATCAGATTTGGGACAACACCCGAAGCGCAAACAGCAAAGCATGAAGTTCTTGTCGATAAGACCCTGCGAGGAGTATCCGGTGGATTCCTCACCCGACGCTGGTTGTGGCTCGAAGATGAGTCCATTAAATTTAACGACCGTATCTCTGGCCCAGCGTGGATTGGACTCGATACAGACATACTCGAAGCATCGCTAACGCCGATACCTGCCGACCCAAGTGTCGGCGTAAACAGAACACAACAAAGACGAGGAAATACAACGATGAAGAAGAAACTACGCTTGCTGCTCGATCACCTTATGGGTGTCCGTCAGTACAATGCAGGCGACATCATCGAGGTCGATGAGCGCGAAGTCGCAGCACTGACAAGTGGCGACGCTCCGATCGCGGAAATTGTCGCAGACGAACCAGTGACCCGCACGGAAGTCGAATCCGTCCCGCGTGCCGCTGCTCCCGCCCCAGAACTCACTGCACAGACGACCGAAACGCCGGAACAGATCGCGTCGCGACTGATTGTCGCCGAGCGGGTTCGTTGCAGCGAGATCAACGCATTGGGCGCACGGTTCAATACTGACGTTGCCGATTTTGTTAACAGTGAAGCGACGGTTGATCAGGTGCGTGGTCACTTGCTTGACGTTGCCGAGTCCCGCTTGCAAAGCGTTCCGACGCATGGTTCCGACCGTGTCGAGTTCGGTTCCGACCAGCGCGACAAGTTCGCTCGTCAAGCGAGCACGGCCATGCGCCTTCGCGCAGGGCACAAGAACATCAGCGACGAGGATCAGCGCGAGGCGCAGGGTTCCGTTGGTGGTCTCTCGCTCGTTCGTCTCGCCGAAGAGTGCCTCAAGATTGCTGGTATCCCGTTCCAGCAGGGCAACCGTGAGCAGATCGTATCGCTCGCCCTCCGTGGTGATGCGGTCCATTCGTGGGATCTGGGAACACGCGCCGCTGAGTCAATCACGATCGGTACGAGCGACTTCCCGCTGATCCTCGCGGATACGGCGAACAAGGCTATGCTCATGGGTGCTGATCTGGCGAACCCGACGTACCAGGAGTGGTGCAAGATCGGTAACGCCAACGACTTCAAGAATCAGAAGCGCATCAAGATGTCCGAAGTGGGCAAATTGGTGGAGATTCCTGAGTTCGGCACCTACCCGACGACCAAGATCGCGGAAGAGCAAGAGACCCTTGCCGTCGTGACCTATGGTAACGCATTCAACCTGTCTCGGCAGGCGATCGTAAACGACGATCTCGATGCGTTCACCACGATCCCGATGAAACTCGGTCATGCCGCTGGTCGGCTACCGAATGACCTCGCGGTCACGGTCCTGCTCTCGAACCCGACGATGACGAACGGTAATGCGTTGTTCTCGTCAGGCAACTCCAACATCAGTGACGACCTGAGTGCCTACGGTCTGACATCCGTCGCGACCGCACGGGCAGGCATCGCCAACCTCGTCACGACTATGATGCAGCAGACCGCGTACCAGCACGGTGATGTGACGGGTGAGCAGATGAACCTGCGCCTGTCTCCCGTCGTTGGTCTCTTCCCCTCGACAGGGTGGGAGTGGGTCCGCGCCGTACTGGGCGAAACCAGTTACGGTCAGGGTGTTGAAGGGGTTAACCCCTTGCAGAACATCGTTCAGCCTCACTTCGAGCCTTCCCTCGAAGACTCGAACATCACGGGCAACTCGACCACGGGTTACTACCTGTTCGCGAGCACACTGGTCGCCCCAGTCATCGAGGTCGCATTCCTCGGCGGGAACCAGACTCCGTTCATGGAAGAGGTCGAGAACAACGGCACCGCTGCTGACGGTCGCGTATGGAAGGTTCGCCACGACTGTGGTGCTGCCGCCATCGACTTCCGTGGCGCAGTCAAGGAGGTTGCCGTCTCCTAAACGATCTGGGTGCGGCCTGCCAATCGCGGTAGGTCGCGCCACTGATCGGACGACGATCATTCGCACATCGAAACACAAAAAGAGGAACCAGGAATATGAAACAGATGAAATTGAAAATCGGAGCCGTGCTTCTCGCTGCTGCTCTGGTGTCGGTGTCTTCGTTCGCTGCGATGAACTTCGTGCGCGGCGCAGGACAGGTTTGGTACAAGTCGGCGACCGCTTATGCGGTTGGTGATGTCGTCGATCTCGGCGATCGCTACGGAGTCGCGTTGAGTCAAATCGGCGCGAACACGCAGGGAGTGGTGTCGGTGTCTGGCGTTTATGCGCTGCGGCACTACACCAACGAGACGACCGTGCTCGGTACGCGCATGTATTGGGATGCAACCTCGACATCGGTGACTGCCACCGCTACTGCGGACAAGTTCATCGGACTTGCCGTGTCGAGCAATGCGTCTCCAGCTACGACGCAGGGCATCATCGAGATTGATCTGAACGCGAGTCTTCGACCTGACGGTCAGACCACGGTTACGATCACGAATCTGGGTCGGACTGTTGCTCAAACGAACATCTCGGTGTTTGTGAATGGATTGCTGAAGTCGAACACCACTACGGGTCCGTAACACTCGCGCTTCTCCGCACGCACATCTGGGCGAGCAGCACGTGTGAGCACGTCTGCTCGCCCTTCTAATATCAACCATGAGCATCACCGACTTAATGTCAGACGCAATCGACTTCGTCGAGGATGCCCATGCTGATGATCTGAAGCAGACAATCACCGTCGTCAAGACGGGGGACTCTGTCGTCGGGTTGCTGTCGGGAGTCTCCCTGCGCGATGCGTCCGAGGACTCATTCGTTTTCGAGGAGTCCGATGGTCTGTTCACCACCAAGACCAGCAGGTTCACGAACGGAGTGCCTGCCGTGCGGGATGCAGTCAAGCATGGCACGGTTGTCTACTATGTCACAGAGGTGGACACAACGAGGCACGCAGTCACGATTCTGCGTCTGCAAAGAGAGACATGATCGCGATCCAGCCAGACTTTGATCCTGCCAAGCTGAAGCGCGAAATGGGTCTCGTCGCGAAAGCACTGGGTGTCAACCTCGCATTCATCTGCTACGACCAAATGCGCCTTTATTGTGCTGACATGGTGCGCCGCAGTCAGCCGCGCAAACAGAGGGCAGACATGTTCAGCGACAAGAATATCAAGTTGGCTGACAAGTCGGGCAAAAAGTTGGGCGAGCGACGGGTCGTGCTGGACATCAACAAGATTGCGGTTGGGGTAAATGAGTCCGCGTACTCATTCGACGAGGTCCGACCGAGTTCGGGCGGCATCTTGTACCGAGTAGAAAATCGTTCGACGGGGAAGGTATACCACATTGAGCCACCCATGTATTCGCCAACAGGTCTCGGCGTTTTGCCCGAACTCCACCAAGATCGGCGCAGACCGGAAGACGGTCGGGTCAAGGGCATCCCACGTGAGAAAATAGGGGGGCACACGATCGTCAACAAGGCCCATGTGTCGAAGTCTGCGAAGCGCGCCTATGTAGCCAAAACCATCGAGCGTGTCGGCAGGCTGAAGGCAGGGTTTACGCGAGGGTATCTGGTGTTCTGCAAGCGGTCAGGGGCGCAACCCAGAATACCAAAGTGGGTCCGCAAAAACATGCTCGCGTCAACGGGCGACGGGTGGGGACGCATTAACCCGAATGATGGCAGGGGAGCATTGCAGGCTATCAACCGTGTGCGCTATGCGGCGACAAAACTTCTTATGACCGACCGCGTTGCCGCAGCACGAACACGGCAGCGAGATCTCGACAAGCACGTCAAGAAGCGTGCCCATCAAATAATCGAGCGCGCAAACAAGCAGCGTCTCAAGAGCGCAAAGGTGATCAAGTAATGGCAAGCACTTGGCCCGATCTCGGTACAACGCTAGAGACGATCGAGCGTCGTCTCTTCGACTACCTGCTGGACAAGATAGGTGGCGAGGAGGGTGTCGATGCGTTCATCGGTCGCTTCAATCGCCGACTCAAGGTCACGGACCAGCAGGCACCAGACGACTCTGAGGACAGGATGTGGGCATTGCGTATGTCTGGCGACGGGGACCGCACAAGCGTTCATGTGCGCCCGAATCAGGCACCCAACAACTGCTGGGCAATGGGTGTTCAGTTCATCGGACTGAGCACGTCGCGCAAGTTCTTGCAGCGCATGGCAGGCATTATCCTGACAGCTACACCTGCCAGCGCAGACACCGACGACAAACTGATCAACGTCCAGAGTTTCAGATGGATGAGTATGCCGACGTTTGAAGAGATCGAACTGGACAGGGAAACGGGCAGAGAAGGTGGTGCCATTGAAGCGTGGCGACTTGAGGTTCAAATGGACTGTGTTTTCAATAACGTGGAGCAGTAGATTATGGCAGTAACATTGACAGGCGACATCGGGGCACAAGTTTCAGCGCAACTGACTAACACGCTGGAGTTGAGCACGGGCAGCATCAAGCTATTGGCTGGATCAAATACAAATTCGTGGACGATCGCAGCGGGAACAGGAGCAAATCAAGCGGATCTCGCGTTTGTAGACCAGCGCACGCTCGCCGCGAGCACGGGCGAATCGCTCGATCTGAATGGTGGTGGACTGACGGACCCTTACGGTCAGACACTTGTGTTTGTGAAGCTGAAGGCAATTTATTTTTCTGCGGCAGCAGCGAATGGCGACACGATGTCGTTCGGTGGTGTCTCGAATCACGTTCCGGTCTTCGGTGCGGTGGCAGACTTTATTTACGTCCGAGCGGGTGGTCTGTTTGTCTGGACAGCACCAGATGCCACTGGGATTGCGGTCTCGGCGGGAACAGGCGACCTGATCCGCGTGCTAAACAATAACAGTGGCGCAGCGGCGACCTACGACATCATTCTCATTGGTACAAGTGCATAACAACTGAACAGGAGTAGATACAATGGCTGACGCAACAGTAGGATGGGAACCGAGTGATCTATTCGGACTGGGTTCTGATTTTCACGAGCAGAGTTCGAGCAGCATCACATCGCATGAAAGCGCGATGGCACGCGACGCACAGGGCAATGTCCAGTGCGAGGCGAGCGGACTGAACACAACGACGGAGCATCAGGGGTCGTACCATTATTGTGCCGCGTCGCCTGACATCGAACCCGCGCTCGGTGGGTTTTTGACCACGTTTGGGGGAATTGAATCGTCAAAGGTCATCACGCAGATCGCGGTGAACTTTTCTGCTGGGGAATACGCCACAGTCGATGTGACGGGTCACAATCACGCAGAGAACGCGCACACCGTACAGGATTCTGCTGACATGACCAGTGGCACGGGCGACTTGATTCCGTCACCCGCTGGTTTCGGGGTTCCGACGTGGGCAGGCATGACGCTGGGGACAAACAGCACCCCAGTCAGTGCTGCGCTGACCTGCACGATGGAGCATCTGGACCGTATGGATGAAGGTGGAGATCACTTTGTCGGGCGCAACCTGACACCGAAAGCGGAACTGACGCTGGAATTCATCGGCTTACCTTCCGTCATCGCGTTGACGGGGTGGACGATTGACTCCGAAGGACCAAGCGACTCCATCGACGATCCCGACTCTTACGCGATCACGGCACATCGCTATATAGATCTGACGCCGTAGTTGCTCATTTCATAACCAGCGACATCGTGATAAACCCATCGGCCACAGGAGCAACGACATGGCAACGAAAATAAAAGAGATTAAAGCCAGAGAAGGGGTAGCGCATAGTGGAATCCCGAATAGACAAGACGAACGGCGAAAGCAAAGCAGAAAACGAGTCGAAGCAAACCGCGAGCGCGCCCGAAAGAGATACGAAGAATACGTCGCCAAACAGACCAGCAGCGGTGGTCGCAAATCAGTTGCACCCGATAGCGCAGCAGATGCTGGAGACGGTTCTGGAGGAGACGGGGCATAGCCTTTGTCTCGACGACTTCGGCGAGTTATTTAACGCGCACGAACTGGCGAAGCTACAAACGGAGTCGCACGTTCGCGACGGGGGTGGGTTGCTTTCGCTGCCCGTCGTCGCGGGGGACGTAACCCTGTACCCAATAACGATTGGTGTCGGGCAGTGGTACGATGACTACCCGTCCGACTGGTACGGCGAAGACGACGACTTCATGCGACAGTGCGCGCTCGCGTTCGCGCTGACCTTTGGCGCGGATCGCCATGAGGAACTTCTCTCGATCAGTGCCCAGACGACGTTCGAGAGCAAGATGCACAAGTGGCGACGCAGGCTGAAAATCAGCGCGAACGATCTCATGGATGCCGTCCAGCTTTGTATCCCCGACCCAGAGTGTCAGGCGACGCGAGCATCTGGCGAGTTTGGGGAGGTCGTCGGTCTCCTTGTCAGGGAATACGGGAACAGTCCCGAATACTGGATGTGGGATGCCGACATCGGGTTGTGTTCAGCGATGATAGATGACTTCGTCGAGCGACAATTCCAAGCAGCAGACGCACAGATGCAGATGACACGCAACACGGGAAAAAAGGTGATCCATTCGACATCAGCATCCCAGCGCAAAATCGCAGCGATTAAGCAGATGCGCGACCTCCGCAACCGACTGCTGAAGGACTGGGGACCGACCGAGGAAGAGAAGTAGGCAATGGCAGGCAGCGTTAAAATCAAAATTCAAGCCTTGTCGAAATACAAGAAGGCTTTTGATGGGATCAGCAGGGCATTTGGCCGCATCAAGAAACTCGCGCTGGGGGCAAGCGGAGCGATCAAGGGCATGTTCAAGCACATGTTCAGCGTCCGCTCCATGCTCGCGGGTGGCGGGATTGTTGCGGGTCTGGTTGCGACCGTAAAGCAGTCGCAGAATTTTGCGCTCCAGATGGCACGTGTCCACACAATGCTCCAGAAGGGGGACATCTCAGCCTTTACGGAGGATGTGCGCGAGTTGAGTGCGGAACTCGGACTGACGAAAGACGAACTCGCACGGGGACTGTATCAAGTCCTGTCGGCAGGTGTACCACGGGAGAACGCAATCGAATTCCTGACGGTAGCCTCCCGCGCAGCGGTTGCTGGCGTAACGGATGTGGAGACCGCAGTGGACGGTTTGACGACCGTCACCAATGCGTATGGACGAGCAAATCTGAGCGTGCAGCGCGCATCTGACATCATGTTTGCGACCATCTATAAGGGCAAGACGACGTTCCCAGAGTTATCGCAGTTCATCGGTCAGTTGACTGGTCTCGCAGCGAAGGCAGGAATCTCATTCGAGGAGTTGGGTGGCGCGATAGCCTCGGTCGCAAAGCAGGGTATCCAGACCGACAAGGCAGTGGTCGGACTGCGGCAGGCGATCGTCAACCTGCTGCGCCCAAGCACCGAACTCGCCGCACTCTACGAAAAGATGGGGGTAACGGGTGGGGAGATGCTAAAGCGACACGGATTGGTCGAGTCGCTCAAGCTGATCGAAGAGGCGGCAGGCGGGAACATTGATATGATCAGCGCATTCATCCAGAACATCCGCGCATTGCCAGCGGTATTGGCATTGACTGGCAAGAGTGCCGACATTACTGCCGATGCTATGGAGTTCGTGGAAAAGTCAGTGGACGAAATGATGAAGGCTTTTGGCAAGGTAGACAAAATTCGCGGCTGGAGTAAGTTGTTTCAATCGGCACACAACGTGCTCGTTCGGTTGGGCGATGTCGTGAATGTAGCGGTCATGCCTGCCATTACGCGAATGGCAGCAGCAATCGCGGGGTTCGCAGAGAGCGACAGGTTTGACAAGCGACTGGCGGGATGGACGGGCAAGCTGAGAGAGTTTGCCACTGCCACCGAGGGCTTTATCAAGGTGATGCGCTTTGGGGATGAGGCGCAAAGGGAGATGGTGCTTGGTGGATTCAGCGTTGTTCTGAGCGCAATGTGGAGAGATGCGGGGAATGCGTTACTCCAAGTGCTATACCGTGGGGCCATGCTTGTCGGGTTTCTTATTGCGGAAGGGTGGAAAAAAGCGTGGTCGTTGGGAGGTGCTAGACGTGAGGCAATGCGCGAATTGCGTGGCGAAAAAAGGATCTCAATTACTGGTCCCTCTGGCATCCACGAAAGAAAGCTGGAGCAGTCGAGAATCGACCGCAGAGAGGCAGAGAACCTCAAGCGTGAATTGCAGGGGCGCGGGGATGAGTTGGCAGCAGGAATGAAAACGGATACGACTATAGACGCATTGAAAAACTGGGGGAAGTTGGTAAAAAACACCGCTCTTGCCATAGAAGGAGAAAGCCCTCTCGCGCCGAAGCTGCGCCAAATTTTAGCCGCACGAAAAGCGCAGGGACAAGCGGACGGGGGTAAAGCTGCGGGGGGATTAGCCCAGTACGGTATTACTGCTGGTGGTGCGCTAGGAGGCAAGTTCCAGTCAACGGACTTGGCCGAGATATTTAATCGTGCGTTCGGCGACGTGCTGACGGGTGCAAATAAAAAGCCGACAGGAGCGAAGGGTGATGAGATTTACGTGAAGATTGAAGAGTCGGGGGTCACAATAACGGAGGCCAGTTCGTCCGTTGTACGTTAGTGAAGGAATGGCATAATGGCAGATGACGACTACCTAGAGGGAAAATGGGAGTTCGCGGGAGCAACTCCCACGATACGGTTTTTTAAGAGCGATGCCGCTTTAGCGACAACGGATCGCGCACAGAAGACGTACACCTTCAAGCGGCACAGGTTGATTGCCAACGACTTTGGTCCGCTCCAAGGGGACGAACTTGGGTCAGTCCGAGCGGGTGAGGACATTGGGGCTTTTACTGGGACTTACGAACGATGGGCAGAGTGGTGGACCGAATTTTACGGTACGGGTGAAGACACACAACGACCATTTGTTTGCATACAGGATGAGATCGCGGTTGACGCACCGTATACCGACTTCGTGCGACAGGCGCAAACGTGGCAGTCGGTACAAGCAAGCTACGCATTTGACCCGACCACTGTTGAAGTTAATTCCTGATGAGCGTACACGGCACACCATACCTGTTGCCGTCACTGAAGGTGGGTGGACCCATCGGGAGGGGACTGAGACCGCTCGTCCAAGTGGTCAACCGCTTGTGTCACATCCTCAATAACACGCAGTTTGTAGCGGGGGGGCAATCGTGGTTGACGCAGGACGGGTTGCTGATGGAGCCAGACGGACTGCCGTGGGGCAAGTTTGTGTTCGGATACACGCGGACACCTCCTGATGTAGTCACGATCAAGAACATCGAGGTCCAGTGGGGTGCAAACGGGTACTTCGACCTCGCCGACCAGAACGTGACCCTACCCGCTGCTGCCGATGACTACTATATCGGGGTCGAGTTCAATGGCACCGCACTCACGATTCCTGCCGCCGATACCGACCGCGACACGTTCAAAAGTGATTCAACGACGTACCGACAGTGGTTGTATCAGTTTACGCGCAGTGCAACAGACGCGATTACGCTCACAAAGGCAAAGCCATTTAACGTGGGGGATCTCAACGCGATCCTCGGATAATGGCAATCAACTGGAAGCAACTGCGATACGGTACGCTCGTCGCCAGTGGCGCGATCATCACGGGCACCACGATCTACGTTTCGACACGCATCAACGTGCAGTCGATTGACGTACAGGAGTTGACGGAGGGGTTGCAGGAGCGCGCCCGTGCCATCCAGTATGCGTCAGCAACCACGCTCAACATCTCCACCCTGACCGTCAGGCACTTCACCAACATCTCGACGACGTATGCCGTGCCCAACGGAACCAACCCCCCGACGATGGTTCCCTTCCTTGAGGATGCTGGCACGACCGACCTTGTAGTCACCAACACGGCACTCGCGTTCGTCTACTCGACGACGGAGACGATGAACACGGGCAAGATCATCTGGGCAGGATGGTCGAACCTGACCGCATCGGGGTTCTCCGATAGCAGTATAAACAACACCTATGTGCTCGCAGGGTACGCAGACCACACCAATGTTCCTGTCACCACGATCGGTTCCCTGTTCGGGCACATCGGCTACTACACGAATAGCGCGGTCGCAGCGACCGCAGGGTCAACGAACTGGGTCTTGCTTGACGTTCGGAACAAGGACCGTAAGGTGGTAGATGGCGATCCATCATGGCACTACGAGAAAGCTGACACGTGGAGGATACAAAATTTGTTTGTCACCTTCTCGACGCAGGTTCTCGCCAACACCGTCGTCACCAACATCGACCCTGTCTGGGAATGGGACTACCCGACCGGAGTAATTGGTCTTATTTTTAGCGGATTGAAAAGATATTATGCTGATGGGTGGAACACGTTCAAGGGCACGACAAACTGGTATAGAGAGCAAACTTACCCTTCGCCTGCCGGAGAGGTAACTGCTGTCGATGCCTCGCTCGATACGAATGAGATCCGCGCAGCGACCGTGTACTTCTCAGAGGTGCGGCAGAACGTGCTGCCGATGCAGACCCCAGACACGAACTGGTGGAATGCGTTCGACGTTGCCATCACGTCACTGGTTCCGAGTTTCGTCGATTACTGGCACATGACGAACGGACCCGTCTATCACACTGCTACAGGACTGTTCGACAGGCTAGACATCGGCGACGGCACCAACCGATTCACCAGTTATGTAACAAGCGGCATCCCCATCTACGGTGGTGTCGGGTTCCGTCTGCATGAGACCAACCTGATCGAGCGGTATAAGATCCTGCACGCACTCACGACTGTTGTGGGGCAGGCGAGTGCGCTTGAGACGGTCGTGTCCAATGCCGTGTCGAACGTCGTTTATACGACCATCGACAACTTTCATTTTGTCTCATCGCAACCTTACAACAGCAACGACACCCCCGAACCATTCGTAGATGCGTGGATTACAAATGCGTCGGGTGACTTTATACCCGAAGGGTGGGTTCCGCTCAGGATAGACCCGTGGCTACCGCAGACCACGTTCGGGCACCAGTTCTTCTACACAAACTGGTTTCCGTCGCGCACGTTTGATGGATCGTTCGTCGGTGCCGTCTCCACAAACGTAGATGCGAGCGTGCCACGCTGGGAGTACGCTTGGCAGTTTCATTTTGAACTCGATTCGTTTCTGCGATTTGACACAAACCTTTCCAGTCGTGGCAACTTCGACATCTTCGACGGATACCAGAGGTATCATCACCCGCTCATCCCCTCCATTGATACGTCGCACACGGCTATCGCACACAGTGATGTGGGTGTCGTGATCAACGCCGACCTGACAGGGGTGGTGGTCAATGCAGATTATTACGGCAAGTGGTACGACCGGACGAATTTCGACTCCTCGGCGTACACGTGGACAGGTGTGCAGTGGCGCACGCTGGGGTCTAGCACGGGACAGATGGAGTTCGTGTCGCACACAAACTCACTGAGCAACTACTCTGTGGGCATCCCGTCGATCCTGTCGTCCAACGTATATGGGAGGTGGTCAACGAACGCGCTCGGCCAAACAAATGGTCAAGGGTTCCAATCGGGACCGAGCGCGACAGATCCTGCGAATCGCCACGGTCCAATCGAGAACCCATTCCTAAACATCTCCTTCTCTGGAAGAGCAAGAACGCATATATCCCACACGGGAACGTCGCTGCTGTTTTTCGGGAGGAAGTTGGGTATCGCAACTGGCGTACTGCACTTTACGTTCACCAGATGCAAAGATCCGCTATAGGATAGCGAGGAGAAGGTTGCAGAATCGACGGAAAAAGAGGACAACAAGAACCGCACTTTGCGCGCTCGTATGAAAATCGGCGTATACATCTCATTACTATGCACTGCCGTTGCGCTTATCTCGCACGCTGCCGTCGCGCCACGGCAAAGGTATACATTTGATGTCAACCAGCAGCAAAAGCCGACGCAACTGAAAGCGGTCCAGCTATCAAGCTGGGAATATCTCTTCAAGTTCAACGAGAACCGCGTCGCCAAAGACCTGACCGATGTCGATCGGGTGCTGTTCGACTTTTCAACGACCAACCTGTCGTGGACATCGACCGTCACGGGTAGCGTCTTCCTCGCCACCAACGGGCAGATCCTCGTTCCGTTTACGCCAGCGCAGTTGAACACAAACGGGTCTTTCCGGTGGCGAGTTGAGGCGATCGACGATGGGGCTGGAAAGACCCTCGCGTTCGGGTTTGGGACACTAACAATCGAGAGGGACTGGGGCGCATCGACGACTGCGGCAGCGTTTGTTACCTCGACAAATATAGATTGGGCAAGCGTCGGCATTTACGCGAACACGTTGTCGAATGGGCCGTATCGCGCAGGGACGAACATCTCATTCGGACTGACGGGCAACGGCGCGGTCACGATTAACTCTTCTGCCATCAGCGCGGCGTATACCAACTGGGTCGCCGTATCGGGCGGGAACCTGACGCTCGCAGGCACGGGCCGCAGCGGGTCGAACACCATCGGATTGACGACGGCAGCGATACAGGGTGCGGCAGCGTCGATAACCAACGCACTCAACACGTCCATCATCGCGCTCAATGCAGCGAGTAATACGTTTGAAGCGGACATCAATGCGCTGGTCGCGGTAAGCAATGCGCCGACCTTGCAGTCAGTTGGCGAGACAAGCGCAACGGCAACGGGCAGCAGGTACACCAATGGCTTGCGACTGGTGGAGTTTGCGAGTGATGGGGGGAACGATTACGCGGCCCGATTTGAGAACACGCAGAACGCTGGAGATCATACCGTCGTCAAGATTGGCGCGGGACAGTTGAATGCCGCGATATGGGCAAGTAATCAAACGGGTGGAGTGGTCGCGAAGATCGCTACTGACTCAGGCGACGGGTTGATTATTGAAAGCACACTCGGAAAGGGCGAACTGTTATCGTCTACCGCGCCGCTATACATCGAATCGCCAACCGCATCCATGTTCGTTCGTGGCGCACATGGGGCGAATAGCATTGCGCTGGATGTTGGGCGACTAGGGAACACCAACCGCGTCAAGATGGGCAGCGCGAGTTATGCGCTCGACACGACGCAGGGCAATAGCCGGATCGCGCACGTTCTGGAGTTGAACGAGGTGACGTTCATCGGATCACCCGCGCACGCATTCAGCTTGAAACCCGAAGACACACCTGCGGACGGGTCGGTGATGACTTACAATGCGGCGAAAGATCATTGGACCAATTCGTTCACGATCAATCAGTCGTCCAAGTCGGATGGTGATTCGTTGGTGTACCGATCCGCGCAGGGTGAATACACGAACGAGGCAACATTTACCGATGCCACGAACGCAGCGATTATTGCTGCCGCCGCTGCCGTTGCGCTGGGCTACGAATCAGGCACGTCCACGAACCACACGCTTTGGGCCGAGACGCATTCCGTTTCGGGGTCGATCAAGATGCTTCATGCGTCGGTGCTCAAGAGCGGAAGCGACAAGATCGCATACAACCCGCAGCTTGGTTTCCTCAAGGACATTGACGGCACCAACTCGATCAGGTTGCATGAACGGCAGCTTACTGACACCGCTGGCGCAATCGTAGGCGACTGGGCAGGGCCGCGCACGTTCTCGACCGTAAGTGGACTGACGAACAACGTGCCCAATCCCGCAGCGGCATCGAGCAACAACAACGCCGCTACGACAAAGTGGGTCAGGGACTTGGTTGGACTGCAAGACCATTCCGGTGGTGGAGGAATACATCTATGGGGAGAACAACTGGGCAAGCTCGCTCAGACTTTCACTTCTTCCACCGAAACCAAGACAACATGGACAAACATCGGCACAGGATACCAGAACGTCACCACATCCCAATGGACATGGAACCACGCAAGCAATTACTTTACCTTTGCCGACGCAGACCTATGGGTAACGATAGACCTCATGATTCTTGTGGACATGGTTGCCAGCAGGATGGGCGAATGGCGCGTGGCTACGAATGCGGTTGGTGCGACTTTTGTATTCGTGAAGCAAGACAAGTATGCACAGTCAAATCCTCTTATAGATGGTCATGTATCCTTTAACCCAAATACAAATGACAAGTATATGGTGGTGTTCAAATCCCTGCTGGATACGTCTGATGTGCTCTACCCCGACTTAATCCATGTCAACCGCCTTGTCATAACCGGACACAAGATCATCAGGTAAGGTAAAAAAATGATTACAAGAACCATGATTATTCTGACGCTAGTGGCTACAATAGCTAACGCTGACCCAATGGGATTCGTCACCACAAACCGAGACTACGGAGCTAAACTGGTTGATTACTTCGACACAAGTATCAGCACAAACCACCCTGTTGATTACGATGACTATCCGTGGAGCTTCACCGACGACGGCCACGGTGTATTTAGTGGAACATGGAAGGGAGATCCGTCCGATAATCCGACACTATCGCAGTTCAATGCGGGGGATGCATTGCGTGGTGAGGCGATACGCAGGACGACAGCAAAGGTTATTGAATACGCCAGAAACGGCTGGTCAATAGCCGTGCAAAATAATGCCGCTTCCAATATCGTCGCGCTTGCCGCGTCTTATGGCGTAACGAACCAGCCTGTCCCGTGGGCCGATGTTGCTGCCGCCATGCAAGCTGAACGCGCAGACGCGACCGCAAGCAACGACGTAATGCGGGTTTTGAACGTCGTCGGGGACGGCACCACGATGCTCAGTTACAAGGAATTTTACAGCGAGAACGGTGGCGACATCTTCAACGTCGTCACGCCATAGGATGCAGAGATGCATACGCCGTATGAATGGACTCGTGTGACATGGGAAGTAACAGGCGAGAAACAGATGCCGAGGAGCAAGACTATACGGATTCCCGTTCGGAAGGCGAACAGTATACGACAGTTGACAAGAATTATGTTGTGCCTCTTGGGTTTGCTATCACTATCGCTGGGCTGGTTGTACCGCTGCTCTGGGGCGTGTTCAAATTCGACACTCGCGTTGACAAACTTGAAGAAGCAATCGCTGGGCAGGGCGCATACGGATGGGACCGCGAACAGGCGATCCGTCAATGGGAAGGATTTGCAGATCTTAACCCCTCGAACGTCGTCCCAGACCCCCGCGACATCGGATACCACGATCCCAAATCAGGACGATGGGTACGTCCAGCGCATTCTCCAACAGTCCACCCGTGACACGTCAACGATCAAGGTTCTAAATGATCTCCGATGATATACAGGTGCTGGAAGCGATGACGACCTACGGTGGTGGGTTCATCAAGAAACTTGCAGAATTGGCATCGGTCGCAGACTCGGAGAATCTCGCCAAGCTGAAACACGCTTTCAGCAACTACTGGGATGAGTACCGCACGATCGCAGAACACGAACAGACAACGGAGATCGCATGACACGGATACTGACCATATTGATTGCCGTGCCCCTGATCGCAGGATGCACATATACCTTCCCCAAGTTTTGGGCCAAGCCCGATACAGAACCCGTTGCGCCTCAAGCGTGGACGAAGAATCCCCTGACGGTTCAACTGCCAGCAAGCAACTGGGTGGTCGAGTACGAAGTCAATGGGTTGCGTCGCGATCCCCGTCGTGCGGACAATGGAGGGCTGGAGCATGTATTCGGAGAGTTGAAGGGCGACGGATTTGATCGCGTCTGGATTATGAACATGGGCGAAGGCAGGCGTATGCGCGGGTTCGTGGATGATGAAGGAAATTGGTACAAGACTTGGAAGAAGGGCAAAGACCTCAAGCAACCGAGCGACGAGACAGCAGTGGTCGTGTGGGCATGGGACGGAAGCAGCATAGCTGTCGCCATTGACGGCAAGGTATGGTTCGCCGCGCCGCTGACTGGGCGACCGAGAACGCTGATGGTCGGTGGCACGCAGTCGCGGGGAAGATCGTTCGACGGACATTGGCGCAACTTGATTCTGGAGTTCTCTGAATGAAACGGATTTCCGCACACGAACGCAGGGGAGAGTGGATCGGACTATCGGGACTGATACTGATTGTCGTCGCGCTGTTCACGGGTTGTGCTACACCGCTGCCGCACGAACACGCGGCATTTGACTCTCCCTCTCCCACGATGCTACGCGCACAGGCATCGCAGCATAATGCGTCGTCCGTCCGTCGAGCGAAGCGCGAGCACATCGAGAAGAATCCTCGTTGTGCGTTCTGCGGCATCAAGAGCAATATCGTCAACGGACACCGCAACGACGTTCATCATCTGGTGCCGATTTCATTCCGTCCTGATCTCGGAGCGACCCCTGATAACCTACTTACCGCGTGTCGGTTCTGCCACTTTTCGTACTGCCACCTTTCCAACTGGTCACGATACAATCCTTACGCGCTGCACATGTCTTTGGAAATGCGGAACATAGGCGAAGCGTGGCAAGAGCGAGCCATGATCGAGTTCGAGCGGAAGCACTCAGATGAGTGATTCTCGCGCCAGACAGTGCGGCGTACCGACAGTCTATTGTGCAGTCCTCGCGCTTCTTGTTGCGCTACTCGCAGGGTGTGCGACGACGCATGGCGAGAAAGACAACGGAGCATGGCAAGCGTGGGGGTGGGGTGAGCAGTGAAAGCTGGAGGACTGCGGCTCGACGGATCGAATGCGATTCTACAGGCACCACGTCTCTGTGCCCCTGACCAGTTTACTGCGCCGCGCAGACTAGACAGTCGGGACTACTGCCTCACCGCGAGCGATCAGGGAACCAATCCCTCATGCACGGGATATGCTGTTGCGGGTTACTTGGAAGTCCAAAACTGGTTGACCACACATCTGCCGCTCCAGATTGACGGGCAAGCTATCTACGACACGATCAAGTCGGCAGGTCTTGACCGATGGCCGGATGGGGACGGGTCCACACTGGAAGCAGCGTTTGAGGCAGCGGCGCAGATGGGAATATGTTCCCGCGCATTGCGTCTTCGGAGGATTGATGCCGCTGACATCCGATTTGCCATCCACACGCATCGCGTCGTGGTCTGTGCGTTTCACATTACGGAGGGGTGGAACGACTGCAATAAAATAACTGGCAGGATCGGGCGCACGGGGAAAGGGATAGGGGGACATGCCGTGCTAGGATGCTGGTACGACGACATCGCCCGTGACAGTGGGTTCGGGTTTCAGAATCAATGGGCAGGCACCGACTGGGGATACAAGGGGTTTGGGCGCATGACGTGGGATCAGTTTGACGAGCAATTTTTATACGGAGCAGTTCTTGCCAGCAACGATATGTAATCCGGTCAGAATCCTCGACTGGCGTAAGATCGAGCAGCGCATTCCATCCTGCTTCATTGATAATGGACCTTCCAGCCCGTTCCGATTCCTGTACGGAGTCATCTACAACGGTAAACAGCAAGCGGTGATCTATCGCGCTGCGCGCATCCACGACTGGTTGTACTGGTACGGGCGGCTGGAAGGCTCTTTCACCGAACGATTGACACGCGCCGAGCGTGACGCGATCTACCGTGATGTGATTGCTATGCGGGGGTACAAAAAAATTGCCGCCCTCCACCACTGGGCACTCACCCGCATGGGTGGACGTGCATGGCAAAGAGCGGAAAACAGCATGAAGGAGGACGGGGACGCTACCTATCCCATCTATCTTTTGCGGAAGATGAAGGAAGGGCAGCTTGACGAGGACGAGAGGGATGAACTTCTCGCGGCGTAACACGATCTATCTGATATGGCTAAACCACTGAAGCATCCAAAGGTCGGGGATACTGTTCGGGTCGAATGGGTTGATATAGTTTCGGGCAGCATGTCACCCACCGATGGACTTGCGACCGCATGGGCGATCGGGGTAGTCGCCGAGTGGAATAAAAAGGATAAGGATGGGGTCAAGCGCACGGTACTCGAAAGTGGTGGGTGGTATGACAAGGAACACGATACGAAGCGCGACAAGACGGTCCTGCCCCATTCCGTTATCACCGGATGGAGGATTTTCAAATGAGACCTACACCGAAAGGCTGGAAGCGGTTTCTCGTTGTCCCCGATACCCACGGTCAGTTCATACACCAGAAGAATGCTGCCAAGTGCATTGAGTTCAAGAAGGACTTCAAGCCGCACAAGACAATCCATCTGGGTGACTTCATTGATGCGACCTGTCTTCGGCATGGTGCCAGCGAAGCGGAGCAGGGGGTTTCCTTCGGCGACGACTGGATCGCGGCGAAGCGGTTTCTGGAGGAACTGCGTCCCAACGTAGTGCTGATGGGCAACCACGAACGGCGACTGTGGAAACTGATCGACTCCCCCCGCGCACTTGTATCCGAATACGCACAGCATCTGGTTGATGATATTATCAGCTTCATGATCAAGGGACTCAAGGCTGAGTGGCTACCATATCATGCGCGTGACGGGGTATACGAAATCACCACGGGCAAGGGTCGGTTGGCAGCTATGCACGGATACCATGCCAATATGCACGCTTGCCACAAGCACGCGCAGGTATACGGCAACTGTATCATCGGGCACATCCATCGGATTGAAACGTCTACTGCCGCCAGAGACGACGGGGCAATATGCCATTCGGCGGGATGGTTGGGCGACATCGAGCACATGGATTACATAGGCGACAAGACAGGTCAGTTCCGCTGGGGTAATGGATGGATCTGGGGGTATTACAACGAGCGCACGGGTGCCTGGAAAGTGAACCAAGCAGAGGATAAAGACGGGGCATGGATAATCTAGGCAGGAACCTCGATAAGAAGACGCTGGATGCGTTCCAGTCTGCCGTTCAACAGGTTTCCGAAGAGCCGCCAAATGATGCCATGACCACCAGAGAACTTGCGAAACTGTGGGGGATAGCACGCCGAACAGCATTCGACCGGATCAAGAAGTTGATTGACGACGGGCGCGTCGATACCGTGATGGTCCGAACAGTCGGCAAGGCAGACGGCAGACTCTATCGCATCCCCCATTATCGGATAAAACAGAAGTAGGGCATGGGCAATCACACGGGCAATCTACGAGAAGTCAAGGCAGCGAAACGTGCCGAGCGTGCCGCAGCAATAGCGACCAAGAAGAGCGAACGACGAAAGAAAAAAAGGGCAGCTAGGAATTCCACCTAACCCCACGCATCCCCCTTCATGTTCCATGCTTCTTCGCCATCTCCGCACGGAACGCAACGAGATCCGCGACCTGATCAGCGAACTTCTTGCCATGCTGGTCACGCAACTTGGTGTACAGTCGCGCACGGTCTGACTTTGTGCGTAATGCGCTGACCTGATCCACTGCTTCCTCGATAGCACGCTGCCGCTGTTCGTGTGCGCGCCGCTTTCGCACCTGTTCCTCTTTCGCCTTTTTTATCCCTGCTTTCGTTGCCTCGCTCCGCGCCTTCTCGTCGATCTCCTCCATATACTGCGCGGGTGGTGGGTACAGTCCGCGCCATTGCTTGTCAACGGCACACCGTAACCACATCGCAGCTTGTTCGGGCTTGAGGTGCCGCAGCTTTGATACCTGTCGGTCCACGGCATCCGTTGTTAGGACAAATCGTTTGCGGTCACGGTACTCCAGCCACTCGCCGACCGCGTCTCTCACGTCCGCATCGTCTGCGAGAGAGTCGGGCAACTGGGACAAGTAGAACTTGAGGGTGATCGCTTTGGCGCGTGGTGCTTTGCGTCCAGTGACAATGTTCGGGTTACCTCCGCGTGCGCCACCCTCTTTTGCGCTGGCGGCAATCTCCGCATCCCGCACCATGCGAGCGATGTAGATCGAGCCACTCTCCGTGCGATGAATGCGCTTGGAGGCAATCAGGCGATCCCGTGCGGCCATCCAGGCATCCTCGTCGATGTTCATCATCCTCGCGATCTGTCCATCGGGCACGGCAGTACCGTTTCCGAGCGTGACGAACCCCTTCGGCTTGCCATCCTCGGCGATGCACATCAGGTCCAGCAGGTGCGAGCGGTCTTCGGGGAGGCAGGCGCGTAGATCGAGATCGGTCAACCATGCGCGTGTGTCGAGCATGAGCAGTTGTTTTTTCATTTTGGGTGTCTCCGTTGGTGTCTCTGTGTCGGGCTATTAAATTTATATTAAATCGTTCTTTCCCGTCACGAGGGATATGGGTCGCGTCAGAACGATCGTCGCTTACAGGCGCATATAGACCCCTTCATTGCAATGCGTTGGGAACGATGGTGCGGCGCACCGTGAAGCGTCCGCGTGTCGGTTCTGCGATGATCCGCAAAATGGACGGGGCAAAGTGCCGCCACAGGCGAATCAGTAGCACCTCGCGCCCCGTGATGGGTCGCGGCTTATAGTCTACATAGACGACGCGCCCCTCCTCGACGAACGATGCGTCTAGCCTCCATGAGATCGGGGGGTAGTCCTCGATCAGGAGCACTAGCGGTTGATGGATCAAGTCGGAGATGACCTTGCCGCGCTCCAGCATCTCAAGGTGCGCCCAGTACCTCGCCTCACCCTGCGAGTCGTGGCAGCGTTGCCCGTCGATGTCGTACACAGGTTTCGCGCCGAACTTGTTCCTGCGCTTCAGCGGCGACCGCTTGATCGGTTTCTTTCGGGTGGTCATCGTCTCTCGCAAAGATCGGAATACATATCGACTTCATTCTTCAGAACGCGGTCCCAAGACATAGGTCTAAGGTCTTCCAAATCAGGGCATACAGGAGGGCGATCCAGCGCGCCCAGAATCGCACCCGCATAATCTTCGACGGACCCCGTGATCCTGATCGTTCCGGCCATGTTTCGGAACGCTGGAATATCCCGCGTGATCGTGCATCGTCCCGCAGCGGTCGATTCTAGTACAGACGATCCGAATGTTTCATCTGGCGACAGGTTGACCATGATAGTACATCGCCGGATTTCGCGCATCATAGCTACAGGATCAGTGGGGTCCATTTGCCCTGCCTTGTGATTCCCCCAAACTCCTTGCCCCCCGAACCCGTGCCCGATGATCCGAAGTCGTGCAGATGGATTTCGGAACGAAACCAAGTTGAAGGCTTGCTTGAGTTTCCCAAACCCCTTTTCGCTGATTGCCTGCCCGACGTATCCGACGAAGCGACGATCATCTTCGGGTGGGTCAAATGTGCGCGCCTGTTCAGCGGCTTGATAGTCGAACCCGTTTGGGCAGACGTAGATTCGGGGACACTTGCCCCCGTTAAACTTATCAGCAACGCGACGGATGGTGTCCGCAGTATGCGCCCCAACGATGGCGATAGCGTCGGACCTCTTAATTGCCATGACCAATCCAATTAGACGAAGCGATGCGATGATGGGGAAGCGATGTGCCTGGACCGCGCCCAGACGCGCCAGAGGGCCGGAATGTATCCAAGTGACGAGTGGAACCTGATGGTGCCTCGCCAATCTCGCGGCGGGAACCAAGTCCCACGGAAAATGGTTTCTCGCGGCAACCACATCAGGAGCGACAAACGGGTCCACGCTGGGGCGAGCGCGAGTCATGGCACGTATCAACTGGACCCATTGCGCCCGTCGTGGACGCTGGAATGTGTCGTAACCCTCAACGTCCATATCCATTTCCTTGAACCATTCAACCGTATCATAGAACGAGTGGAAAGCGTTGAGATGCGGAGACGCACCATGCGCCATCGCGTACAAATCGCGAACTACCCCACCACGTGGATACCCAACCGACACCCCGAACTTAACATGCACAATCTTCTTCATACTTTACCCCGAAATACCCACGACCATGCCCATATCGGAGCGGTCCATAGGATGAACGCGATTATCCATCGCACATAATCCTTCCATGTATAAGGGTCTTCCATCATGTCTGCTCCAGAATGTCATCCATTGTATTGATCGCTTTCTTTCGGGTGGTCATCGTCTCTCATAAAGTAAAGCGCGCACCCCACGGTAGGGTGAGACTAGAGAGCGACACACGATGCCCTCTTGCCCGTGCTTTCGCAGAGGCGACCCATAGCGGAATGCGCGCATGAAATTCTTGTTATACACAACCCTGTTATCCGCAGTCAAGCGTCCTTGTCTTCTTCGCCGTTTTTCACGATCTTGACCAGCGTCCGTTCGGTCGTGCGCTTGTACTTCTCCTTGATCTTGGCAGGGATGTCGTAGGTCGCACCGCTGGATCGCTTGACGGTGATCGAATAATCGTCGAGCATGATCACGCGCTCGTCCCCGTGACCGACCTCGTCGCCTGCTTCTTCGAGAACGCTCTTGCAGTGTCCCTTGATCCTCTTGTCTGCTTCCTCCCACGTGTCGCGAGACTCCTGCGCCTTCTCCCGCATCATGACCCACGCTTCGAGTTCGACATCCCACATGCGGTGCTCGATGAATCCCTTCTCCAGGAGGTCGGGCACACAACGGTCCTTGTGGTCGCACCTGCCGCAAATCGCCTGCGTGTACTTGATCCTCTCTGGCAGATCACCCTCGATCGACTCCAGTCCCTTCGTCCGTGACTCACTGGCATAGATTCGCTTCTGGAGGGCACCCACAAGAGCCGTGACGCGCTTTGCTTTGGAAAGCAATGCCTTGATGTGCCCCTTGTGTCCCTTGCGCCTGACGACGATTGTGCGGATCTCAAAACTGCTCTTGTCCACCAACAGCAGCAGACCAACGTCGATGTCCTTCAACTCCAGGTAGGTCAAAAGTTGATCGGGCCATTTGCGGGTGTGAACCATCGGAGAGTTCTTGATGTCGTCGAGCGTCTTGAGCCGTGCGAAGACAAACGGGTTGCAGGACTTGATCTCGATGGGGACACGAACGCGGGTGCCGTCAACGTAGTACGAGATGGAGATGTCAATCCTGCCGCCGATCCCATACGGGTTCGAGGGCATCTCGTCCTCTTGCAGCAGCACCTCGACATCGGTGTCCTCGTAAACCTCCATCAGGAGTTTAACGATGTTGCGATGATACAGTTCGCCAGCGTGGAAGATCCGTTGCAGGTAAACGCTCGGTTTCTTGCCGACGAGCAACTGGTCGTAGACGAGCGACCGCTCGCACGGGTGCCCGATGTTGGATGCGTGGACGCTTCGCGCCGCACGTGTCGAACGCTTCGCGTCGAAGTGCGCGTCACAGGCAGCGGGTATGTCGGGAAGGTTTTCAGTCATTGTCATGATCCTCCAGCAATGATCGCGAAAGTTATACCTACCGCACATGATACCAACAACGTCAGTACCCATACCGTCACCATCCGGCGCGCCTGATCTTCGCCTTCCTGATCAATGTTTAGCTTCTTCATTCTTCTCCTAATAAATGTCCCACCTTGCACCACAAGGGGTGGGACGCAGATCATATACTCATCTTGCCGTGGTCGCATTGCGCCATATTACACAGGCAGTCCCGACGCATCGTCGAGGATCTTGGTCAACTGCTCGATGATGCGGTCTAGCTGCGGTCCCAGTTTCTGCGGCTTGAAGGAACCCCACCCGTCCCAATTCTTATCGGGATTGGCAGTGACTGCCTTCAGCACGTCTTCGGGACTTGTCATCTCGGCACCGCTCTCAGGTTTCCACCCTGCGTCCATCAACTGTCGGCAGAGATTGCGGCACGCATCACGCTTCGCCTGATCATCGGCATCCGTCGCTCCGCTGCCACCACGGGCACCCCGTGCTGCGTCGAAGTTGTGACCTGTGCTCGATGACCCATCGACTCCGTACTGCTGGAGTTCCGTCGCATCGACATCCTTGCCGAGTCCCAGTCCCGTGAAGACTGCGTTTTTGATTGCCTCGCTCTTGCCCATCTCACAGATGTCGTGCTCATCGACAGCACTCAATGCCTTCGGCTTTTCCTCCTCGATGCCGAAGAAGGGTTCGCGGGACGTGATCATGCTGGACCCCTCGATCGTCTCGCCCCACGGCAGTTGCCACGTGCATACGTGCGTGTACGCATAGTAACCACCCGCATCGTCGCTGCGCTCCTCACGCAGGTACGGCAACTGGTTGGTCCCGAACCGCTGCCACAGCAGGTTGCCGCCGACGATCCGGTAGCACTTGCGTGCGAAGTTGATCGTGCGTCGCCATTTGTCCCCGAACTTCTTGATGTCGGTCACGGGGTTGATGCGCTGCTGGATCAGCAACTGTGCGCGCTCCACGACTTTGATGCGGTGTTCCATTGCCTGGACCGCACTCTCCATTTCCATGCCCTGCGGAACCCGCACAGGCACGACACTCTTTCCGTTCTCGTTCTCGTTCGTCATTGTCTCTCTCCTTTGTTTGTTTCCTGTTCGCGATTGTGTTTCTGGATGTGAACCATCGAGTAGACCTCGTTGCTTGCCGTGATCATTTTGTCGGCACGGGCACGCAGGTCACGGGCGCACGCTTCGATCTCGCTGATCTCCGCTGCCCACGCTGCGCGATACCCTCGCTGCCCGAAGATGATCCTGCCGTTGCTGTACTGGCGCGCCTGACGGATGTCCCGCTCGCTCCAGCCCAACATACGCAACTCCGCACGGGTAACCCATTGTCCGCAACCGTTCGTGGTCAGGTCTCCGAGCAGATCCTCGGCGAGCGCACGACCGCGCACGACCTCTGTATCCTTCGCTGCCTTGAGCAATAACTCTTGTTGTGTCTCAACCATTGTCGTCTCCTTTGTTTCGGGCATTTTCTTGCGGGTTACTTGTGGTTGTTTTACGGGTGTCGGAGCATATCCCATGCGAGCGCACAGACTCGCGGGTCTTGACCATTGCCAATGGCCGCAAGTCGGTCCATTTGATGGGCCACCCCATACGCTGTTCGTTCCAGCACGGGTTGATCTTCCCGCCAACTTGTGCCGCCAATGTCGGGGTATGCCTTCTGTATTCGCCAGGACACGCTACCTCTTTTGAGTTGTGTCGTGTCGGAGTCTGCAAGGGTTCCGGCAATAAACATGCGCGCTCTGGTGTGATCTGCGCCGAACCAGCGAGATTCAAGCACTCCCCATCGCGCATTATACCCCAACAGTCCAAGATCCTGGAGGATGGTGACAAGTCCGCGAGTGCGTAAGAGAGGTACGTTTTCGGTCCACGTAAACGTAGGCCGAACCTCTCCGATAATGCGGCGATTCTCTCGCCAAAGTCCACTAGAACGTCCGTCCAGTCCGTCCAAGCGTCCAGAGACATTATTGTTTGAACGTGCTGGGCTAATGTCTGTGCATGGGAACCCTCCGCTGACGACATCGACCTTTCCTCGCCAGGGGTTACCGTCGAAGGTGCAAACGTCGTCCCAGATAGGGAATCTAGGTAGGATTCCGTCAGCCTGCCGTTGCAATAGAACTCTGCGTGGGTAATCTTCGATCTCAACAGCGGCAACGGTTCGCCACCCGTGCAACAAACTTCCGAGGAGTCCACCTCCTGCTCCTGCAAATAGTGCCAACTCATTCACTTCCCTATGCTCTTGGGTAACTTCATTGTCTGTTCCTCTTGCGTGTCTCTTCGATTGCGAGTCTCATGCACTGACCGAGTCCGACGAACGGCGCGTTCTTTTTGAGCGTGCCCTTCTCGCGGAAACTGATCACACCCCCGCACTCCAGGGCGACGATGACGGTCTTGCCGCATACCTGCACGTCCATCTCCCGCTCGATCGTTCTGGTCATCTTGGTTGCCATTGTGTATCTCCTTCGTGGTTGGTTTTGTCTCTTGTGAACCACCATTATACCAAACGGGGTTTTGGGAAATCGCGGATCGGGCCGATATGGGCACGCACCCGACCCGCGTTGCTAACAAACTCGTTCGGAAAAAAATCGCTTGACTCATGTTTTCACTTTTCGCCGCGCAGGGGCACGGGCACCGTAGCGATACCCGTGCCACCCATCTTCGTTACGGTCTCCACCAGATGTGTCCCTGCACGTACATCATGTGGATTGCGGTGCGGATGTCGTCGCGCCGATCCCTCTGCTCACGCGCCCGTCTGGATTCGGACAGCACGCGCCGCGCACGCTCGCCTGGACTTGGAATTCCACGACGCTTCTCGCGTGGCATCTCATTCATCGGCATCGTCCCCGCAGTGCGTCCGACCGTGCTGATCCCTCGCGTATTATGTTTCCCTAGCGTCATCTGCTGTCTCCTCTCAGGGGATGAACCCCGTGTTTTTGTCTGCCTCGCGAACCTCTTTTCGCAACTGCTTCAACTCCGTAATTACGTCGAGTCGCTTCGACTCGTTTGCGTTTATGCGCTCGTCCAACGTGACGGGGATATGTTGCGCTACGACCTCGACCCCACCGATCACATCGTCTGCGTTTTCAATGGCGACCCGAATGCGCTCCAGCAGTGGTCCCGTGATTCGAGCGGTGCGAATTATTCCGATACGTGCGGTGATCAGTTTACGCATTGAGATCCTCACCCCACAGGATGTTAGCTAACCTGAGTTGCAGACGCTGGTTCTCTTCGCGCAACTTAGTGATCGTGCGACTCTGGTCCTCGACCAGTTTCTCCAGATCCGCGTTGGGCGCGTGTTCATCCACGCTGGCGTTGAACGCATCTACCTTGCCACCTCGCGAGGCATCGTCGAGAACCGCTAACAGCGCAGCAGCGTTTTGCGGCGTCAGGCTATCTATGATTATCGTTATCATCTCTTTCCGTCTCTCCTTCCGGCGCGCCACGGTCACCCGCAGCGCGCCATTTGTAGTTAGTCCACCGTGATCACGGAGTGGTCTCCGTGCGGCGGGATCTGTGTATCGTTCGTGATGAGCCACATTACCGGAACCTTAGTCGGTTCGGGCCAGGACATATACCCATCGGTGAGGCACACGATGAACTGCGGCTTCAGTTCCATCGCACGGTCGAAGGCAGGGTGCATGTGCGTGCCCTTGCGCCCCTTGAGCGACCAGTCCTTGATGTCGAACCTGTCGCGACCCTTGAACTCACGCTCGTCAGTCACGCGGGTATCGCATTGCAGAACGGTCAGGACGCTGCTGCGGAACGACTTGAGGACGCTCTTCAGTTCGCCCAGAACCGCATTGCATTCGTTCGCCGACATGCTGCCGCTGGTGTCCACGATGAACACTCCACGGTCCATCGCGTACGATCCACGACTCGGAAGCAGCACCCCGTCACGTCGCGACGAGTGCAACCTGTTGGGTCGCGTGTACGACACACCCATCTTCACGAACTTCCGTGCGAACCGACGCAGCTTTTGCTGCCACGGGATCTGCGCGGGGGTCAGCATCGTATCGACCAACTCTTCCATCCATCCCTCCAGCTTGCCGCACGCTTTCGCCTGCATGACAGCAGAAGCGATCATCGTTTCCCATTGCCGCTCCAGCATCCGATCACTTGCCTCGTCGCCAGTGGATTCGGGATGCGGTGCAACGTCGCCCATCGACGACGACGGTGCGGGTTTGGAATTGTCCACGGCATCGGGTTCACCTTCGGAGTCGCCACCCTCACTGCTGCTGGTGCCTTCCTCTTGCTGTTCACCATCGGACCCTTCGCCACTGCCGTCACCATCTCCGTCTTCAGACGGATCAGAATCGCTCTCATCGTCGCTCTCGCTGCTCGAATCTCCAGAGTCACCCGCTGGGGAGTCTTCGTCATTCGAGGGATCTGAGGGCGACTGGGTCGCGGTCTCGTCGCCTTCCTCGTCCTGGTCCTCCTCGTCCTGACGCTCCTTGAGCAGGTGCTGGTATGCCTCCGCAGCGAGGTCACGCGGCAGGGACAACTTATCAGCGGTCGTCGCGTCGTCGGGAAACCCCTTCTTGTCGAGGAGCAGTTCGTTGACCGCGCAGTCCGTGGCACTCTGCCAGTTGTCCCACATTCGTTGTGCTCCCTGCTCTCCCGCTTCGAGCATAGCGATAGCGCGCAGCGGTTCCGCACGCAGGTGATGCCCCAGCAGGATGTGGCACGCTTCGTGATCGAGCACACGCTGCAATCCGTCGTCAGTCCTCGTCTCGACGAACTTGGGATTATAGCGGCACTCCACTCCATTGATGCACATCGTGCCGACGCTCTCGTCCTCAACGATCGCGTGCCGACACATTATTGCCGCGAACACGATGTCGTCGCGCATCTGCTTTATGAGCGCACGCGAGACTCGCTCACGCGCTGTATTTGTGTGTCTTGCCATTTGTCAGTCTCCGAATATCGCGCCCAGATCCCCTTGCAGGTCCGAGCACACTTTCTTCACTTTGCGACGCTCCGCAGCGTCGTCCCGAAGCGCAATCGGATCGAACGCGGTCAGCTTCGACCGAGTCTTTTCCAGCATGGCCGCGAGTCGCTTGTCGTCGGTGATGTTGCAATGTGCGAGCGAGTCGCACACGCTCACGATGGACTTCATCATCCCACCGTAGCGCACACCCTTCTGGTCATCCTTCGACACGCGCCTGCACACATCTGCGATCAGATCCAACAACTGCTTGTGTATGTCAGACAGTGCTGCGTTCAGCGAGTCTGCGATCTGCTTTCTCACGCTCTTCTCGACCAGGGACTGCGCGCCAGCACTCAATCCCTCCACGCGCTGATCGGTCAGCGGCACGGGACTGGAGTGAATCTCGATGCAGAACCTGTCGCGGATCTCGTCGGCAGTCGGGAACGCACGCTCCTGGTACAACCCGTTCAGCCTCTTCTTCGCATCCGCTTTCATCGCAGGCAGACTGACGCAGATGTCTTCGTGCAGTTCCTGTAGTTCACGCTTCGCCTCGCTGATGACCTCGAACAGACCGAGGTACTCGTCAGCACGCACGACGCGCAGTCCACCGTCTCCCCACGGTAGCGTTTTGGAATTCCACAACGACCTGAGTGCGTGTGCCCGTGCGCGCAGCTTCGACAGCACCTCTTTCGGCAGGTGTGCAATCGTCACGCGGGTCGTGCCCTTCTCCGCGCCATGCCGCTCCTCGGTCTCCTTCGATACTTGAGGTGCGGCTACGGTGCCATCCCACTGCGAAAAGGTTAGCTGCACGCAGACCAGACTGCGTAGCACCTCGTCCTCGGTCAATTCGGGTTTCGTTTTCTTTGCCATTTTATGTCTCCTTGTTTACGTCTCGGTTTATACGTCAGCGATCAGCAGTCGTTCGGCCTGGATACGGTCTAAGCGCATGGCGCGAAACACCACCTCGCTATGCCCGTCATCCTGTGCCTGCTTCACGGACTCCCGCAATTCAGCGAAAGCTGCCTTGTCCATGTCATGCACGGCACCTGTTTCTGGGTTTGTTATCTTCATCGTCGTATCCCCTCAGAGCATTATGCCTTTCTGTTCCGGCGCGTTCATCCATGCGAGAACGTGCGGCAATCCGAACACCTCGGCAGAATCCTGCTTGGCGAACGTAAGCCCGAACACGGTGATCTCCGTGTTGAGCCGCAACAGGTACGTCATCAGCGCACCCTGCTGCTCCCGCACCTTGCACCCGTCCACGATCTGCATGGCGAGACCACACTGGATCGACGTTTCGGCAGGCACTGGCGTACCTTCGGGATCGGCGACGATCTCCTCGATCGACGGTGCCTTCTCCTGCAACTCGATCGTGGCGAACAGTTTGACCGCTGCCGCCTTCCCAATGCACCCAGCGATTGCTGGCAGCAGGATGTCATCCGTTTGGAATTTCACAGACCGACTCGCTTGTAAAATCCGGTCTGCCATTGCGAGCGTGCGATCATTGCACACGCTCATTTCCTCGTAGTCCTCATGCCTCTGGATCAGGTCCGACGACAGGCGACGGAACGTCCGCACCGCAGTATCAACCCCTTCGGCCATAGCCCACTGCTGCCACGACTCCTCGAACCCTGCGGAATGCGCCGAGACGTAGAGCACGCACATGCGCGAGATCAGTGCCTCACGCATCTCGATGGTGCCGCTATCGCTCGACCCGTTGCCTGCCATGCTGGTCAAGACCCCGTCTGACAGGGTGTTGCCGCAGAACTTCTGGTCGTGCGCGAGGTTCATCATCGTCGCCTGCATGTTGTCCGCTTCGAGGTCGTCTGCCTCGTCCAGGAAGATCATGCCACGCGCATCCGGTTGGTTGAACGGCAGGGATTCGGGCGGCAACTCCCGCACATGACCCTTCTCCTTGTCGGCGACAGGATACGCGAACGATGTCGGGTCGCTCGCGGCCATGCTGTACGGCCAGAAACCGAACTGCTTGGCACCCTTTGGGAGGGTCTCGTTCAACCAGTCAACGAAATCCGCATGGATGGTCGTCTTCGCGGTCGCGGGTCCACCGACGAAAAATGTCGGCACCTTTGCTGCGTAGCACAATGCCAGAATCCGTTTGCCCTGATCAGGGTTGATGAATTCGACATTGCTGTTTGATGTGCCTGCTGGTGTCATCTTGTGTGTCTCCTTGTGTGTGTCTATTTACGTTGTACGCAATAGGATCTACTGCGTCAACTTTTATTTTCGTCTAACTGGTGATTCGGAAATTGTGCTTCGGCACTTCGGAAGATAATCATACATTTTCATACCGCTTTGGAATTCCACAAGGGTTTGGAATTATGCACAAGGTTGGAATTCTGTCTGGATCGGGGCACGGTCCAGGCGCGCCGACTGGCGCACGCACGCACGGGATCGGGTTGGAATTATGTGCGGTCATGTGGGTATCACCTAAACGTCCGTAGTGCTGCGAACACCAGGATGCCGTATCCTCCGAGCAGGTACGTGTATCCGAAAGCGCGCATGGTATGCACGGTTACGGCCTCGACTACCAACTCGTATTTGATGCGTTTTGCCCTGGCAGTCCAATAGCGACCGAGGGATGCGTCGTCGTGTGCTTTCATCGTGTGTCTCCGTGTTTGCCGTGTCTCTACGGCATTGTGTGTCTACTTGGTGATCGTAAATTGGTGCTGGTAGGCGTGACCAGCGGCACGGGTCGGGTCGGCTACTCAGCGGCGAAACCGTAGTAGATGCGCGGGTTGTGCCGGAACATCAGGGTGCCCGTGACCCCGTCCGACCTGCGCTTGACCATCACGAAGGGTGCCATGAACCCCTGCACCGTGAAGTCCTCGGTCAGTTGGTCGGTCGTCCACGCTTGACCCTCGATCTCGTCGTCCGCTCTCACGTTTTCATCTGCGACCATGCCGCGCCGAACCTCTTCTGAGTGATCTATTGTCATCGTGTGTCTCCTGGTTGTGTGTTGTGTCTCGTTTGGTGATCGTAAATTGGTGCCGCGTGACTAGTGCGGCGTATAGTCGGGTTAGGAATTATCTGTGGGCATGGCGCAGGACTGCGAGTCGGCAAGGCGCAGGATCTGAGAGAAGTGCGCCACGCTATCGAACCCGATTTCCTCGACTCCCTCGAACACGAAGTCAGCGTGCGGGTTGTCAACGGCATCCCACGACACGCTGTATGCGGTGCGTGGGGTCGTCATAGATATGCGCCGGATCGTGGCGACGACCTCGACCCCGTCACGCTCCATTATCACCTTCCGTCCGTACCAGTCACCATCCTCGTCGAAGCGCGGATTCGTTCTGTTGTCTGGGTGCAGCGTCATGTGTGTGTCTCCTCTTTTCGGGGTTTGGAATTATCTGCACCCCTGGATCGCGTGCGCCATCTCTGCCTCGGCAGCGGCAATGTCTGCCGCGTCGCCAGTCCAGTCATCCCGCCATCGTCGTCGGTCCAGGACGATGCCGTGTTCCGATGCCGGAATCAGGTCTCCAGCACCATTGCGTGTCCAGATGATTTTGAGTTTGCGTGTGCGGTAGTCTTTCATCGTGTGTCTCCTGGTTGTGCTGCGTCTCGGCAGCGTGTGTCTCGTTTGGTGATTCTAAATTGGTGCCGGTGTTGCGCGACCGGCGCGCGTGCGGGTCAGTTGCAGTCGCTGCAAAGGGCGACGAAGTCCTGGCGTTTCGCTTCGACGGAATCGAACTGCTCGATGCGTCCTGCCTGCGCCGCTTCGTCCCTGGTCATCGTTTGCGGGATCAGGATCTCTACCAAGTCCTCGACCAGTCCCGTCCGGTCCACCTCGTTCGTACCGCATTCGGTGTTCATGTCGATTGCCTGCGCGATTGCGCGATGGTGATGGTTTAGCATCGTGTGTCTCCTGGTTTGCGTTGTGTTTCGTTGTGAAATATCGATCATCGGGGATACGTTATACCGAATAGAATATGCCGTCAACATTTATCTCACACGAAATGCTGTTTTCTTTTGTGCCATTTGGCGGGGGCTTTTCGATGGTTTGGAATTCGACACAGCTTTGGAATTCTGCACAGCTTTGGAATTCGACACAGCTTTGGAATTCTGCACAAGATCGGCAAGCGGTCCAGGTCTGGCGACGGCCACACCGGCACCGGTCACACCGGCACCGGTCACAATCCAGGCGCGCGCGGTCTACGGGCACCGGTCACACCGGCACCGGCACCGGCACCGGCACCGGTCACAATCCAGGCGCGCGCGGTCTACGGGCACCGGTCACACCGGCACCGGCACCGGCACCGGCACCGGTCACAATCCAGGCGCGCCGCGTGCGCTACTAGTGTAGCGGGTAAGATACGTTCGGCACGTCCGAGTCCCAGCATGCCCGACAATCTCCGCAGAAACCGTCCTGCGTATATGCTGGACAACCTTGGCCGATTGCGTCGCGAGTCTTATGAACCGTTGACGTGTGCGCGTGTGCGCTAGGTGGTGCACCGTCGATCATTGCCGCCGACACTCGCGCAACTAAGTTCGGCGGCAGTGCTCCGAACGTGCGCGCATATTTCGCCAGGACCTGCTTTTCGCGAGTTGGTAGCCAGTGCCGCGTCTTGGGCGTGCGCCTGCACACGTCCGCAATCATGCACAAGTGATGCAAGCTTTGAACGTCACCGGAATCATGCCACCGGAAATATGGCATACCGTCGATAAGTGTCACCATTGCATCGACCCATTGCGGATCGTTCAACGATTCCAAGCGGCGCGCGTGTGCAGCGGCAACGTTCGCGAAAACGTACTGCCCTTTTAGCGCATAACAGGTCGAACACGTCGAACCTTTCACCGTTCGCAACTTGCTTCCGATGTTGCATTTTTTCGCGCTGATCCCGTATGACCTGCACGGCATTTTCCCCGGACTGGATAAACCGCCGACTAGTTTAGTTGCATGTTTTTTGAGCATTTTGTGTCTCCGTATGTGTGTGTGTGTGTGTGTGTGTTACCGGTTCAGCCATTGGTCAAAGGTAGGCAAAGGCGAGCCGCCATTGGTTTTATCCCCGCCTTTCCCATTATCGGCGCACGATAGGAAAATTGAAAACCTATCTGCTAGTGCGCCACGTGCGATTGTGTGCGTGTGCGGGAATTCTATTTCCCCGCCTGGTATTGTGCCGTGTGTGTGTATCATGTTTTTTGTCTCCGGTTGTGTGTGTGTGTCTGATTACGTGTTACAGAATACCAGCACCGGAGCACGTGTCAACAAATAGCGCACAATATCTGCAGTTTTCTTTTGTGCCATTTGGCGGGGAATTCCGCGCGCCTATAAGGAAAGGCGAAAATATAGCGTTGTACGGAATCCAGGACCATGGCAAACGCACGCAATCGCAAACAAGGCAAACAATGTTAGATACGGCAAACAATGTTAGATACGT